CGTCGGGCTACCCCAGTTAGCTTCGGGCGAAATGGCTTGGGCAGTAGATACTCAAGAGTTGTTTATTGGTAGTGGTGCAGTTAGCGAAGGTGCACCAGCAGTTAGTAACGTTAAAGTTATTACTGAATTAGACCTTAATGTTAACGGTAACATTCTTAGTTTACTACAGTATATCTACAAAGTTTCTGATCCTGGAATGCAAACGGGTACAAGCCCTAACATTCCTATTCTGCGCCCTATCCAAGATCGTTTAGACGATTCTGTTAATGCATTAGACTTCGGTGCTAATGGACAAGGTGGCTCTACTGATGATACTGAAGCACTACAACGTGCTATTGATCAGCTATTTTTAAACACAACACGTAGTAAAGCAAGTGTTGATACACCAGACGGTGTTAAAAATCGTGTTACATTAGAAATTCCTGCAGGTATCTATAATATCTCTAGCACACTATATGTTCCAAGCTATACTAGTTTAGTTGGAGCTGGTGCAAATAAATCTATTATTAATTTTACTGGCACAGGCGCTGCAATACAATTTGTAAACGACACATCTGAGCCAGGTGCTCCAGACAGCATTAACAATGCATTGGGTAACACACAACCACGTTACATTCTAATTAAAGATTTAAGCGTGTGGACAACAAGTGGTGAAAACAAAGCGTTCCAGTTAGATGCTGTTCGTGACAGCGTATTTGAAAACCTTGAACTAAAGGGCAACTGGGATAACTTTGCATACGACAATAACAGAGCATTTGATTTTAATGTAAGATCTGGTATTGTTACTTGTGAAAACAACGTATTCAAAAATATTTCTATCGATGGATTCACTCATGCAATTTACACTGACCAAGATATCCTAAACAACTCGTTTAGTGAATTTAAAGTTACTAACTGCCAAAATGGATTTATGTTAGGTTTCCAAACTAACACAAGTATCATTGGACAACAATTTGGTCCTAGAGAATCCTTAATTTTTAATAGCCGTTTTGATAACGTTAAAAAGTATGCAATTTATATTGGTACTGGTTCTAAGAACTCTATTAAAAACATTAAACTAATCAACGTTGGTAATGACGGTGCTGGTAATGCACAAGCAATTTACCCACAGATTTATATTGACTCGCACGGTAACAATATTGACACTATTGAATCTGATAGAGCAGACGATTTATCATACGAGACAACAACTGTATTGTTAACACTAACTGGCCCTATTACTGCAACTAAAGGAACTTCTGTATCTCAAGTTAGCAGTGGCGCATTAGGGTCATTATACAGAGATGAGATTTCATCTACACAAATTCGTGTAATCACAACATCTACATTTGATACATCTAACAACATTGTTATTGGTACAGACTACACACCAAGTGATACAGGCACAGCAGTACACCCAACAGCAGTTGGTGTGGTTGTTAAGTCGCCGTATGTTCCAGAAGTATCGGGTCATGCTACGTACAAGTCATTTGGTGTTAGAAATGTTGATATCGGGCAGTTATCGGGCTACGGTACTGCATTTAGATTGCCGTTGGCTACTGACCTAAGTGGTAATCCATGGAGAGATATTTCTTACAACATTGATTACCTATACAGAAGCACAGTAGGCGCAGGAAACTTTAGTCGCAGAGGAAACTTAAAAGTCGTTGTTGACGTTGATGCTAGCAATATTTTGCATACACCGATTGTTCAACTAACAGATGATTACGAATTCTCAGGAAGTGATTCAAACGAGGCTAAGGCACTAGCACTAGATTTTAGAGCTAAGTTATTACAAGCTGACGGATCTTATTACACTGGTGCTGTAGGAACTACTGCTCACACGCTAGCTATTGAATATACAAACACCCTATCAGGCGATAGTGGCAAATTATTATATTCGTATACAGTTTCCTTCTAATCAAACAGTTTGACTCGTACTTTATGTACGTATATAATTCTTTTTACTGTCGTAATAAGAAATAGGTACTTCTGATCTCTGTTTAAATCGGCGTGCAAACCGCGCTAAATTAACGGTCTCCAATAAGTTCTGAGCTTTTGACCATGATCGGTAAATACTTCCTAAACACAAAACAATTACGAGAGCGGAATGGACAGATGAACAAAATTACAGTAATAAAAAGATCAGGAAACAAGGAACCGCTAGCCGTAGAAAAATGGCAAGCCCAGGTAGCGAAAGTATGTAGTGGAATTGCAGACGTAAGTCAATCAATGATCGAGATTAAAAGTCAACCGCACTTTTATGATGGTATTACAACACAAGAGATTGATGAAATTACATTGCGTGCTATTGTTGACTTGATTGACGTAGAACACAACCCAGACATTGGACACACAAATTATCAGTATGTAGCAGGCAAACAACGTTTGTCTATGCTACGCAAAGATGTATACGGCGACTACCAAGTTCCGCACATCTATGAGATAGTAAAGAAAAATATTTCAGTTGGTCTTTATACACCAGAACTTCTTGAGTGGTACACTGAAGAAGACTGGAATAAGATGAACGACATGCTTGAACATGATAAGGACGAACAATACTCATATGCAGCTATTGAACAACTTATTGAAAAGTATCTAGTACGTAACCGTGCAACGAAAGAGATTTATGAAACTCCCCAAATTAGGTACATGGTGGCTGCGGCTACTGTTTTCCACAAAGAAGAACCTAATAGTGCTCGTATGCGCTTTATTAAAGAGTATTATAATGCGGCCAGTGATGGGCTATTTACTCTTGCTACTCCTGTTCTTGCTGGCTTGGGCACTCCAACTAAGCAATTTAGTTCATGTGTTCTTATCCGTTCTGACGATGATTTGGATAGCATATTTGCATCCGGAGAAATGATGGCCAAGTATGCTAGCAAACGTGCTGGCATTGGACTCGAGATTGGACGCCTACGCCCATTGGGTAGCCCTATACGTGGTGGCGAAATTATGCACACAGGCATGATCCCTTTCTTGAAGAAGTGGTTTGGTGACCTACGCAGTTGTTCACAAGGTGGTATTCGTAATGCTAGTGCTACAGTTTTTTATCCTATTTGGCATCATCAGTTTGACGACCTTATTGTACTCAAGAACAATCAAGGCACTGAAGAGACTCGTGTTAGACATATGGATTATGGTGTGGTACTGTCGGCTTTCTTCTGGAGACGATTCAAGAACAAAGAAAACATCACATTCTTTGACCCCAATCAAGTGCCAGACCTATATGAAGCGTTTTATAGCAATACAAAAAAGTTTGAAGAGCTATACGTAAAGTACGAAGCACGTAAAGACTTACGTAAAAAAGTTATGAACGCTGAAGATGTATTCAAAGGTGGTATCTTAAAGGAGCGCACTGATACTGGACGCATTTACCTAGTGTTCGTTGACAACGTAATGAACCAAGGTCCGTTTGATCCAGAATACCACACAATTTATCAGTCAAATTTATGCTGTGAAATTCTTTTACCAACTAAGCCTTTCAAGCGCCTTGATGACGATTCTGGTAGGATCGCTCTCTGTACTCTTGGATCTATCAACTGGGGAGCATTCCGCAATCCAGAAGATATGCGCCGCGCTTGTCGTATTCTTCACCGCAGTCTCAACAATATATTGGATTATCAAGACTTCTTATCCATCCAATCGAAATTAAGCAATGACGAAATTCGTCCGCTTGGCATTGGCATTACAAATTTAGCATACTGGCACGCAAAACGTAGCCTTAAGTACGGTGAGAAAGATGCATTACAAGAAGTTAAGAGCTGGATGGAACATCAAGCGTACTACCTAACTGAAGCAAGCGTTGAACTTGCTAAGGAACGTGGTGCGTGTGTGCATAGCGACAAGACCCGTTACGGCCAAGGAGTATTTCCATGGGAACTACGTGCTAATGGAGTTAACGAGTTAGCTGACTTTACACCTGAGTTAGATTGGGAAACATTACGTGCTAATATGAAACAGTACGGTGTTCGCAACGCTACACAAATGGCAGTTGCTCCTGTTGAATCTAGTTCTGTTGTTATTAACTCAACTAACGGTATTGAAATGCCAATGAGTTTAATTTCAACTAAAGAATCTAAAGCAGGTTCATTAGTACAAGTTGTTCCAGAATATCACAAATTAAAGAACAAATATCAACTAATGTGGGAACAACAGGATTGTGCAGGTTACTTAAAGACTAGTGCAATCATTGCAGCGTATGTAGACCAAAGTATTTCAACTAATACGTTCTACAATCCAGCGCACTTCCCAGATCGTAAAGTTCCAACAACATTGATTGCTAAAAACTTAATGCAAGCTCATATGTGGGGTATCAAGACATTCTACTATAGCTTGATTAACAAGCAAGGTGCTAAGGTTCAAACAGAAGTACCTACTGAAGTTAACGGCATTCAAACAAGTGGAATGAACGGTTACCATAACATTGAACTTGATGATGATTGCGAGGCATGTAAGTTATAATGGATGCATACGATTTACACCAAGAGTTATTTAAAGCATGGCAGCAAATAGCACACAATGCTGATGCTGCCAGCATTAGAAAGAATTGGAACGAAACACTCGTTTATGTTGACGGCAAGCAAGTCACTGGTGTTAAAATTATAGATGGCAGAATTGAACTAGAAACCAAATGACTTTTAATTTTATTAAGAATGTTTTGCAAGAAGGCAAAGCACATAAACTTTCAATCGAATCGTTACCTTATAGTTACAAGGATTTGGATCCTGCGTTATCAAATGATGCACTAGAATACCACTACGGCAAGTTAGCTAAAGCCTACGCTGAAAGATACAACAAAGGCGAAGGCGATCCAAACTTTAACGAAGCAGGGGTATTCTTACATAACATATTGTTTCAACAATATAGAGAATACAATAGCCAAAATAAACCAACTGGCGAAGTACTTGAATTAATTGAAAGCAAATTTAAATCATTTGATGATTTTAAAAAAGAGTTTGCAGAAGTAGCAATGAAAATCCAAGGCAGTGGTTGGGTATATCTGTCTAACTCTGGTGATATTAAAACTATTAAGAATCACGAAATTAAGAAAGATATTTTGGTGTTAGTTGATTGGTGGGAACATGCATGGGCATTGGATTATCAAGCAGATAAGAAAAAATATTTAGAGAACCAATGGAAGATAATTAATTGGGATCACATTAATGTTATACTTAAGAAGTGAAGGCGGCATAGTTCGCAATGGGTTTAACTTTTATCCATTAAGTGATAAAGGTAGTGTTGGGTTTATTTTTAGATTAGGCAACACAGCAATTTGGTTTCGATACAGTAAGATCACAGGTAAATTTATATGTCAAAAGCGCAGTACAACTTAAACACACAAACAAACTATCTACAGCGTAAGATGTTCTTGGACCCAGCTGGTCCAGTTACTATTCAACGTTTCGAAGAAGTTAAGTATAACAAAATTGCAGACTTTGAAAAAACAGCACGTGGCTTCTTTTGGATCCCAGAAGAAGTAACATTAACTAAAGACGCAAATGACTTTAAAGAGTCGAGCGATGCAGTTAAGCATATCTTTACGAGTAATTTATTAAGGCAAACTGCATTAGACAGTTTACAGGGAAGAGGGCCTAGCCAAATATTCACACCAGTAGTTAGTTTGCCTGAGCTAGAAGCGTTGGTCTATAACTGGACGTTCTTTGAAACAAACATTCATAGTCGTTCTTATAGCCATATTATTCGTAATATCTACAACGTGCCTAAGGAAGTGTTTAACACTATCCATGATACAGCAGCTATCGTTAACATGGCTTCTAGTATCGGAGAGTACTACGATAACCTACATCAAATCAACTGCAAAGTTGAAGCAGGTATTACAGTAACAGAAGATGAACATATTAAAGCAATCTATCTAGCACTACACGCATCATATGCGCTAGAAGCGTTCCGCTTTATGGTTTCGTTCGCTACATCGTTAGCAATGGTTGAAAATAAGATCTTTATTGGTAATGGCAACATTATTAGTTTGATCCTGCAAGACGAATTGCTACACAAAGGATGGACTGCTTATATCCTTAATCAAGTTGTTAAAGAAGATCCACGCTTTGCTAAAGTAGCACAAGAATGCCAGGCTGAAGTTATTCAAATCTATAAAGATGTTATTCGCGAAGAAAAGGAATGGGCAGACTACTTGTTCCAAAAAGGACCTGTTATTGGTCTTAACGCAAACATCTTAAAAGACTTTGTAGACTTTACAGCAGTTGGCGCACTAAAGGATATTGGTATTAAGTATTGGGAACATGCTCCTAAGACAACACCTATTCCTTGGTTTAATAAACATAGCGACACAAGCAAAAAGCAAAGTGCGTTACAAGAAACAGAATCGACAAGTTATGTCATTGGTGTTATGTCAGATGCTATTGACTATAACGAATTACCAAGTTTATAATTAGGAAATAAAATGATTACAGTATATTCAAAGAACAACTGCCCCTTCTGCGATCGTGCCATGGCACTATTAGAAAGCAAGGGCATCGAATTTAAAACAATTAAAATGGAAGACGATCCACACGCTCGTGAGTTCTTAATGGACCAGGGCTTGCGTTCAGTTCCACAAATTTTCAAGGACGGCGTTCTCCTTCCAGGCGGCTATCAAGGCCTTGCTGGTAAAGACGAAACATTTTTTGAATCATTAAAGGGATAATATGCTAATTGATAAAGGCGTAGCACAAGGCGAAGTAATTACACTTAAACTAACAAGTGGCGAAGAACTAGTTGGTAAACTAGTCGAAGAAACAGATGCGTATTACAAACTAAGCAAACCAATGGTTATTGCTATGGGATCTAAAGGCCCAGGTCTAATGCCATACTTGTTTACAGTACATCCAGATAAAGACATTAGAATTTCTAAAGTTACTGTTACTGTAGCAGAAGCAACGGATCAAGAGTTTGCAAAGCAGTTTTTAGAAAGCACGTCTGGCATTAAGCTAGTATAAATATTTTTATGCCAGGTATTGCTAAAAAAGGTGGATCGAGTACTGTAACTTGCACTGATGGTGCAAAGGGTTCTCCTTGCGCCTTTAGCAGAAGTGGCCCAGTGGGCTGGCATTGGGATTCGGGAACAACTCAACCAACTGCTGGAGGAAGCAGCAATGTTTTTGTAGAAGGAGTTGGTGTTGTTCGCGAAGGTGATGCAATGGGATCACATCCAGATGGAGATCCTTGTACTGGTTCACCAATTAATCATGCACCCACTTTAAGTACGTTTAGTGGAAACGTATTTGTAAACGGCAAAGCTGTTGGCCGAGTTGGCGATAAGTTTGATTCAGACGGGCACTTTGATCACACTATTGCAACTGGTGCAACAACAGTTTCTGCCAATTAAATAGACAACCCCCAAAAAAGATAATACAATTTAGGTATGAATAAACTCATACTTACAGATGCAGACGGCGTCCTCCTAGATTGGGAATGGGCATTTCGTGTTTGGATGCTAGAGAAAGGCTATACTCTAACTGAGAATGTTAGTAAAAGCTATTATCTACATCATCACTACAATGACCTAACTCAAGACTTAGCTAAGAAACTAGTTAAGCAATTCAACGAATCAGCAGCAATTGGCTTCTTGCCGGCACTACGTGATGCTACTCATTTTGTTAAATTGCTACACGAAAAACATGGTTATGTCTTTAGGGTGATTACAAGTCTTAGTCTAGATAAAAACGCACAGAAACTACGCGAAATGAATTTGCGTAAGATTTTTGGCAATGCTATCGAATCTGTTACTTGTTTAGATACAGGGGCAGATAAAGACGAAGCACTTGAACCATATAGAGATACTGGTTTAGTGTGGATTGAAGACAAGCCAGAAAATGCTGACGTAGGTCACAAGCTGGGACTAAGTAGTTTACTTGTTGAACATGGACACAACATGCATCATGATTGTCCATACCCAGTTGTGAAAAATTGGGCAGAAATTTATAACATTATTACACAGGAGAAATAATATGGCTACTAACATTAACAGACATCCAGAATTTGCAGCATTAGTTGAAGCAATGGAAGGCGACTTTGAAAAGTTTTACGATAAGGAAGTTGGCGCAGCTGGCACCCGTGTTCGTAAGCACTTGCAAGAGTTAGCTAAACTATGCAAAGAAATTCGTAACGATGTAACAGCAGTTAAGAATGCACGCAAAGAGGCAGCAGGTAAGTAATTCCTAATGCCGGCGTTTGACATTGTTTTAACTACCGATACTCCTGATTACCCTAAATGGAATCGCGGGTACGGTGCCCATCGATTAGCTAGCCATCTGAGATTACACGGTTACCGAGTTTTGGTAATCGATTTCTCTATGGCTATGACTAAAGAAATGTGGGAAGATATATGTAAACATGCGATTGATGCTGATACCCAAATGTTGGGCATTAGTACAACGTGGTTACCTTATAGGAAGCCATTTGAAGATAATGACAAGCATAATCCTTTTCCTAGTTTTGCTGACTGGGGAACGGATCAGCATCATGTTGCATATCCAGAATCAAGTTCGTTTACATTAGATCTTGTTAAAGGCAAGGGCAAAGAATGGATTGACATTGCTAAAAAGTACAATCCTAAATTAAAAATAATTGCAGGTGGTGCAAAGATTGATTGGTATAGAGATTTGCCAGTTGATCACTTTATAAGCGGTCAGGGTGAAAATCAAATCATTGATTACCTTACACAGCCTAGAAGACTTTGGCCTACTGTTATTAAACATGACACAAAATCTAACTCAAGGGATTGGGGTTGGATTACTAGTTCTACAGATTACACAGAATACGACTTAATCGATTCTAAAGAAATTCTCAATCTAGAAACTACTAGAGGTTGTAGATTTAAGTGCAAATATTGTTCGTTTCCATTAATTGGTAACAAGGATCTTGCAAGTTATCTAAAAACAGAAGAAACTCTTTACAATGAATTAATGAGTAACTATGAAAAATGGGGAACTACAAAATACTACATCCTAGACGATACATTTAATGATAGCAACGAAAAGGTTGAACTCATTCATCGTATTAGTAAACGTTTGCCCTTTGAACTCAACTTCTGGGCATACATTCGCGTTGATTTGATACAAACAAATCCGCAACAAATTCCGTTGCTACTAGAAGCAGGATTGCGTACTTGCTTTACAGGTATTGAATCTTTTGATCCGTACACAAGTAAAGTTATCGGAAAGGGCATGAGTCCTGAAAAGAGAAAGCAAGCATTGTACGATATGAAAGCTGGCTGGGGTGACAAAGTAGGAGTCCGTGCAGGATACATTGTAGGACTACCTGGAGAAAGTTCTGAGTCAATTCTTAATGCAGCAAAATGGTTTGCACAAGAAGATCGTCCAATTACTTTCAGCGTTGACTTCATTCCTCTAATCATTAATCCACCGGGGGTGTTTGAAAATCACCCAACTAGTGAGTTTGATAGAGATTACGAAAAGTACGGTTACACTATTCCAGATATGAATAGACATCTATTCTGGACTAAGGAAGATGGTACTGACGTAAAAACTTTTGAGCAAGCATACATGCTAGCTGCGGAGTGTGATAAGATAGTTAATAGCAATTACACCAGTCCGCCAAGCCCAATGTATGACGACCAGGCTATTACAGACCCTATAAAACAGTACTTTGAGCCTTTGCTCAATAAACTAAAAAATACTTGACTTTTTCCAAAATCCCTAGTATAATACACAGATATTAAGGAACTTGGAGATTAAATTGAGTATGCATTTAGAAGGTCCGTGGCTTAGTACTACTGGCAAGAAAAAAAGCAAACAAAAATTTCGTAATGCCGAGCAAGCACGTAAAGCACGTGAGCAAGCAGAGTCGTGGGAAGCGTTGCTAAAACGCCACGGTGTTGCACAGGAAGAAAAAAAACGCACCCGTGCGTTGGCTGCTGACACTTATAAAGCACCTGCTCCTTATCGTAGGGAAACTGAATACATTCCTAGTAAGAACCCTACGGACATGACTCCGTGTACAAAATCGCCCGAAAAAGTGTACACTGGCACAAATATTTTGGGCATTGCAACCATGCATAAGAGCAACGCTGTGCCGGTTTTTAGTGCAGATGACGCAAAAGACATCAGTAAAATGCGCAGATAACTAAAAACTTATGTTTTTATCATGAGGCAACCGACATAACTATATATTGTACCTCATAGGTTTGATGTACAAGAAGGCTTTTAACGCACAAGGAGATGTATCGGAGCCGTGTAAAGTGGGACCTAGCAAATCCCTTAATCCAAGCGTAAAGGAGGAATAAAATGATACGCAAATTTTTAAACATAGCAGTTCATCTGCTAGTGGCTGTAACTGTAGTGTTCGCAACGCAACATGTGATTGTTAACAAATTTCAAAAGTTGAAAGAAGCTCGCGAAACTGCAAGTCCTATTACAGCAGAACTACGTCAGCAACAATTAGATTGCCTAGCACGTAATATCTACCATGAAGCAGGCTACGAACCATTTGAAGGTAAGGTAGCAGTTGCACAAGTTACAATCAATCGTACAGAAAGCGGACAGTTCCCTAGCGACATCTGTAAGGTTGTATATCAAAAGAACGTTGTATATGAAAAAGTTCTTTGCCAGTTCAGTTGGTACTGCGATACCGCAAGTGTAAAGAAACCAATGAACGGCCCAGTCTATACAGAAAGCATGGAAGTGGCTAAAAAAGTCCTACTAGAAGGATTCAGAATCACTGATTTAAAAGGCGCTTTATATTATCATGCTGATTATGTTAATCCTAAATGGGGTAAGAAACCCATTGCAAAGATTGGTCATCACATTTTTTACAACTAAGAGGGAACTATGAACACTCAACAAGTAAAGAAGTTTGCACACGATGTTTTTGACCTTGATCTTTGGGTTAAAAACATTAAGGAACATGCACCACATGTGTCCGCAGAAACAATGGGATGGATTGCAGTAGTGTTGCTGCACTTAGCAACCATTCCAACAATGTTAGCAGTACTAACTGGTTTAACTGAAAAAATGCCACCTGTAGATATGGTTCTTTTTAGTTGGGTTGGTTTATTTTGTTTCTTTATTAAGGCTACAATCCAAAAGGATATCCTTAATATTGTAACGATCGGGTTTGGGTTTTTCGCCCAAGCAGCCCTGTTGGCGTTAATTGTTTTTAAATAAATATAAGATAACCTTTTTAGGAGCACAAAATGTCATCAGGTTTTCAACAAGATATTAACCAATTACAACCTAACTTTTACAGAGTTGCAATTGATATGAGTAGCACTAGCTACTACCCAACAACTAATAGCAATAGCGACAACGGCGGAATTACCCCAAATACTTGGGATTATTTCTCTGGTGCTAACTTGCCTTCAACACAAGCTAAATCAGAAGCTCGTGCAAGAGGTAACATTCGCTTTAAAAACATCGTTAGAGAATTAAGCAAGTATGCAGATTGCCAAATTTTAGATGTTACTATTACAGAAGCAAACGCAGACGCTCAAGCAACTGCATTAACTTTTACAGTAAAATACGAACGTGATGCTGGTATTCCGTTAACTGGACAATACCAAGGAACAACTGTAGTTGGTAATGATGCCGCTGGATCTGCAATGGACACAGTAGCTAAGTCATTGGCTAACTCAATTGCGTTTGGCATTTACACTGGTCGTACAGAGTCATGCCGTGTTTATAACGCAGCAACAGGTGAAGGCATTCAGGAAAATGTAACTGCAAATGCACACACTACTTTGGCAAACATTCTAGGTACTGTGACAGTCACTTTGATTGACACAACTACTGTAGTTAACGCATAATTAACGAATGATACTTGCCTGGCTTTTACTCCTAACTGGACTTACAATTTCCGCAGTGGCGATCTACTATTCTGTAGTAGGTCTCACTGCTATTTTTAGTGCCGCAGTTGTTCCCATTATTGTAATGGGCTCTGCTTTAGAAATTGCTAAACTTGTATGTGCTAGTTGGTTAAAAGCAAACTGGGAACGAGCTCCTCGTTTCATGAAGGCTTACATGACTAGTGCTGTTGTAGTTCTTATGCTAATCACTAGCATGGGTATTTTTGGTTTCCTATCCAAAGCACACAACGATCAAAACTTAGTAAGTGGCGATGTTCAAAGTAAGATTTCAATATACGATGAAAAAATCAAGACGGCTAAAGACAACATCGAAAGTGACCGTAAGCAACTTAAACAAATGGATGAAGCAGTGGACCAAGTTATGGGCCGCAGTTCAGATGAAAAAGGTGCCGACAAAGCAGTCG